CGTTTCTTCGGTGAGAGAAGCTCTTGTTTCAGTCTTAAAAACAAAAGACGTATTAATCTCACCTCTAATAGGAGCATTATTTCTATTTGTCATTTAACTTCCCACATAAGCATTTAATCTTATGTTTAAATATGTTTAAATACAGAAGTTAAATGACAAATTAATCAATATTGTAGTACGCAGTTATCAAATCTAAATATCATAGAGATATCTGCAAAAATTGCATCATCATCATATGAAAGATCATTAAACTGAACGCCTTCTAAGAAAGCACCTTTAATATCCCACAATTCTACAACTGTTCCAACAGGATCGAGCATTTTAAGCTGGCAGTCTCTCTTGTAAAAATCTGCATAGCCTGCACGTCCACTAACAGACTCATAGTGTGTACGAATCCACTCCATAACTTGTTGAGCACCGCTAGGAGCAATTGGATCGTGAATTGTTACACTAATTGTCTCGAAAGTTGTTTTACCAGCAACATATCTTTGCGAGTTAATAAAGTTAATCGCTGTTGAGCCCATAGAATATGATGGACGACTAGCGCTCTTAATAAGAAATGCATCAATGCCTTCAATAGCGAAGATCCATCGATTCTTTCTTTTCGGCTCAAACTTATTCGGAATCATCTCCGTGACTGAAAGTGTCTCTGCCATTTCTTTAATCTCCTAAAATTCTTTATATATCTATATATTAATCAATTGAATTAGTTACAACGAAATCAAGTGAAATAAATTCTACAGACTTCGTAGGCTGCAAATAAATCTTGCCACGAATTGTATTATTTAAAACATCATTATCAGTTGTTGTCGAAGTATCAATTTGAACCTTATATCTTTCAACACCTTGTCTAGCTTGGATATCTGCCATTAAAGGTTCAACCAAAGAACTAAACTTAATCAATGTTGATTCTCTATTTGGCTCAAAGAGGAATGTTTGAGCAATTGCTTTAACTTGACGACGAATGCTAATCAAAAGTCTTCTTACGTTAATACGATCCAGCGCAGATGCATCTTGTAGCAATGTTTTCTGTCCGAATGCGTAAACTTGTCCTGCACGTCCTGCTGGCTCGTAGATAGGATTAATGTCTGCATCATAAAGATCATCCAGAACGTCTCTGTTCATCTGTACCTTTGATTTTGTTGCATTGCCTACACGGCCTCTATTAAGTCCAGCAGGAGCAAACCAGGGATCTGCAATTCTATCGTTTTGACTCATTACACCAAGCATAGCAACAGAAGGTGGAACTTGCAATGCTGATCCTGTTGAAGGACGACGAACAAGGACATCTGGGAAATATGCTGCTGCAAAGGATGTATCTAAGCCGCGAGCCTCAAAGTGTGACTTCGTCTCTGTTACATTAACTTTAGTTGACAAATCATTGATAACTGCTCGAGTACCATCAGTTTCTTCAATATCCATAACAAACATTGCATCAAAACGGCTTTCACAAGCTGTAATAGCATAATCTGTTACTAAAGGTTCACGTAAGCCAGGGATAGCCAACAACTGGAATTCTGTAGCACTCTTGTCAGCTAAAACATCAATTGCTTTTTTGTATGCAACAATCGTTGGGCCAGTAAAGATAGTGCTCTCAGTTTCGTCATTGGCTTCACGGTGTGCTGCAAAAGTATTAAGTGCTGCCTTATCTTTATTGAAGATGTTAAGGCCATCAAATCCACCTTGCATTAAACAACGGAACTTAAGATACTTAACATTTCTTCCTACAGATGCTGCATCATTTAAAACAATAAATTCTTTGCCTCCAAGATCTGCATCAGCACCACTTCTAATATATGTTGATGTATCCCAGTCAATACTTGAAGCATTTGAAACTGCAATTCTTTCAAGAGAGAAAGATTCTTCTTTAGAAGTATTAACAACACCAACACTAGCATTAGATCCTCCAAGATCAGGCATAAACATTGTCCATGACTTCATGCTTGAATTGAATCTAATATCATTGATTTCACTTGTTTTCTCATATTTGCTAAACTTAACACCCCAAGGCAAAGAAGAGTTAGCACTGTCTGAAAGTAAAATGCTTTTAACTAGTGGCATTGGAAGAGCAGCTACACCGTCAAGCGTTGATAAAGGCAAAAGCAAATTATTTCCGTCATTGTCATCACCACTTTCAACTAAAACATCGCTAGCAGTTGTATTTAAAGTCGTATAGTTTGAGAAACCTGCAACCAATGTATTTGCTGGAACTAAGCCACCTGCTACATCATCATGCAATTCAACTCTAACATAGTTATTACGAACTTCGTAATCACCTTCTTCAACTAAACGTTGTTTATTAGCAGTTCTATCAAAGTCGAAATATACATGACGATCACCAATAACTCTTCCGATAAAGTTTTTACTATCAGGATCTAGCGATAAACGATTCCATGTGATTAAAGCCTCACCATTAACAGGATCACTATCAAATGCCTCTAAAGATAAATCAAATGTACCATAATCATTCTGATTTAAACCTGCTCTAACATTAGAAATAAGAATTCTAAATCTATCGTTTCCTGCAGCACCATCATCTAGTGCATGAAGCTTAAACAAGTTATATGTAGTTCCACCAAAGTCCTGTGAAACAAACCATGGTGAAGCTGCAGTTCTAAAACGTGTATCATATGACTCAAGATCAGGAATAGTTGAGCTAGGAGGATCATCTCTCTCCAGGCTTGTATGCATACAAAAAGCTGCTTCATTAAATATAACAACATCGCCGCTTTGTA